CATCCTTGAGCTTGCGAAGCAGCTTGATGGTCGCGTCGTTCATGATGAACATAGCCTTGCGGCGGTAACCGGCTTTCAACGAGTGCTGCAGATCGAGCAGCTCATCCGCCGTAATCGCAGCCGCACCTGCCGCGGTGACGCCAAGTTCCGCGCCGTTTGTCGCGTGCAGCAATCCCGTAGGCTTGTGGCTGCCATCGCCCGTAAGAATGGCTTCCTCCTCGGCTGCTCCGACACGGCGGGCAAACTCGTTGGTAATGTATGCGGCGAGGTCAAACACCGCGTCATGCAGGAACTCTTCCGACACACGGATCATGGTGGCGACTTTATGGGCGCTGAGCGTGATCTGCCCGAAAGCGTCGTCCGACTCGGGGATGGCAGCTTCCTCTTCCACCCAGTTCGCGGTACCTTTCGTGGTGACGAGCGGAATCTTGCGGTCGCCTGTGGAGGTCGTGATCACGCGCACGATACCGCGCATGATGTTTTCTTCCTGCAGGGCTTCCACCAGCGTGCGTTCAAACTCGTCAGGAATGGTATATCCGCCTTCCGAAAGCTCGCCGATCTGGAGCGCATTGCGCACCTCATAGGAGGAACGGTCGCGCATCTGTTTCCAGAAAGCCTCGTTATAAACAGTGCTGGCGCGGCCGGGGCGGTTATCCGGCTTGACCGGCTGTTCCGGTTTGGAAGTGTAGACCGTATTGGCCGGCGCGTTCATCTCGCGCTCCAGCGCTTCGGCGCGTTCCTCGCGCTCAACGGCATGCCCGAGATCGACGACCTCCTGCTCCATGCGCTCATAGGCCTGCGTATCCTCGGCGGACATCAGACCGTCCTCGCCGCGATGTTCGTCCAAGAATGCTTTGGCTTTATCCCAGATTTCACCGCGCTTTTTGCGCATTGCAAGTACCTTGCTCATAATGGGGTTCCTCCTTTAAATCATCGCCTCGAGGGCTGAATTAAGCCCAGCCGTTTTTCCAGCTGGGCGATGGGGGTTCCGGGCTTACCCGGTGGTTCTGTTCCGTCCTGATCCTCAGAGGCGGTTTGTTCTACAGCAGATGTATGGTCTTTCCCCCTGTCGGGGCGGGACAGATTGAGTTGGCTGTGCTGCTCGCCGGTTTCTTCATTTGGCGGATGACACGTTGGTTCTTGCGTTTCCTCTTGTTCCGAATGCTGCAAGTGTGGAATTTGCCGGTCAAACCACGCTTTCACCCTGGTTTCGGCCTCACTGCGGTCCACGCGCCGCATGCGTCCGCTGTTGCTCACGCCAGCGATGGTTTCTTCCTCTGAGATGCCGTCGATAAACCCGTTCCTGAGCGCGGCATTTGCATCCATCCATGTCACAGCAGTCATCATGGCAGCGATATCCTTACGGTTTCTCGGGCATCGCTTGGCGTAAATATTGAGGATGCTTTCTTTGCTGGCGCGCAGCAACCCGACCGCTTCCAGCAAGTCCCGCTCATTGCCCCAGGCTACAACGCTTGGATCGTGAATCATAAGGATGGAACCGGGGCTCATCTCCAGATGGTCAGCGGCCATTGCGACGACCGAACCGGCGGATGCCGCTGTTCCGGAAATCGTGATCATGACCCTGCCGGGATAAGCACGGATGTCATCGTGCATGCGGGTTGCGGCATTGCAGCTGCCTCCATAGCTGTTGAAGCGTATGTGGACGTCATCCTTGTACTGGTTATTCTCGCCATAGAGCGCTTCGTGCAGGGCTTCCGGGGTGATCTCGTCACCCCAGAAAACACCTTCGTCGATGTACCCGTTAAGCGTGATCTCTCTCATCGGTTATTCCTCCAATTCATGCGCCCAGACAATACCGGCTAAAACAAAAAAGACACAGGGCACAGCCACGCTGTTGCCATATGCCTTGTAGACTGCTCCGTCTGTCGCCGGGCTCTTCAGCCACCTGATGATTTGTTTTGCAGACTTAGGTCGCCGGGTCGATGTTGTGATGCGGCTCCAATTGTCATGGATCGCTTGCCATCGCTTGATTTTCTCTTCGCTCGGGTTTTCCGTTTCGAGATTCTCACACCAGCCGTCCGGGAAACCTTGCAAGCGTCCGCATTCCCCAGGGGTGAGCCTGCGAACCAGATACTCGCTTTCTTGCTTTGATTCAGTATCAGAACAATGATTGCTCAACGATTGCCTCTGCCAATCACTGATGGAGCCATCGGGCTGTTTGTTTTTGCACAGATTGCACGGGTCCCTGGCCATATCCCGTGCAAACGCGTGTTCCGAAGCGAGTTCCAGCACATGGTAATCGCCGCTGAAAATCTCCTGATTGCCAGAAAAACCCTTCATAGCTCCCTGCGTCAGCGTACCCGCTTGTTCCCTGCCGCTGGCAAGCATTGCTTTCTTTGGCTCGACAACGGAGATGCCGCCTTGATTGCACGCAGGATTCCCACCGCTGCAGTCCAATGTACGGCTGGTTTCGGCCTCGTAAAATCCTGATTTGGGATTATCTGACAGCATGGAATGACTCTTGTCCGAACAAATCCCATAAGCCTGAGGCTGGAACAGCGTCTGGTCATTTCCGCAGCCAAGCGTAGCGGATTGATTCTGTTGGATCAGCGCACCTTTACCGCCGCCATTGCATCCCGATCGGATTTTCATCGTCAGGGGGACGTTGTTACCGCCTGTTCCCATACGGGAACAAAGCGTGGGACAGATTCCATCCCCGCAGATTTTGATCCGGCCATCGGAAGGATGGTTTTCAATGGCCACGGCCGCCTGGTTATCGCCCATGTCCGCGCGTAAGGTGCCTGTTCGCTCAAGCCATGTATGACCGCCCATACGAGCCGCCGCCCCCGGTTCAAAGCCTACTGTTTTTCTTGTGCCTTCCGGGTGAGGGCCAGACGCAGTTTCCGTGGCAGTTCCTTGCCACGGGTTGCTGCGCGGCGGAGTATACCCAGACAGGCCTTCGGACTCAAAGAGTACTTGTCCGGCGTATGGTCCATCAAGATCGAGGACAACAAATACACGCCGCCGTCTTTGTGCGACTCCCCAACCCTTCGAGGCGTCAAGGATCCGCCAGGCAAGTGAAAAACCGTCTCCCATGATCTCGCCCGCCGACAGCCATTTGTTTCCTTCAGGCAGAGGAACAGCTGCTTTGGGGTCTTTGAGCCTGACGAGGCTTTGGAGGACGTCACGGAAATCAGCACCCTTGGAAGAGGACAATGCTCCCGGCACGTTTTCCCACACGGCCCATCTTGGGTGTATTCCATTCGTAGCTTCCCTCATTTCTCGGATGATGCGGACGGCCTGAAAGAACAAACCGGAGCGTTCTCCGTCCAGGCCGCTTCGCTTGCCCGCGATAGAGAGGTCCTGGCACGGCGAGCCAAAGGTGATGATATCCACCGGGTCAAGTAAATATCCGTGGAGGTCCTGAATATCGCCGTAGTGCCGCATATCGGGCAGACGTTTCATGGTTACGCGAATCGGGAAGGGCTCAATCTCCGACGCCCATACCGGACGAATACCAGCATAAATGCCAGCCAACGGAAACCCACCGATACCATCGAACAGCGATCCAAGCGTCATGGATTTCTCAGGATTTTCCATTGTCGGTCCCCTTTGTGGATGCTATCCGCATCATATTTCCGTTCACGAGATAGTCGTCGCCGCCGTCGGCTTTTTCAATAGGGTTCATGTTCTCCAGCTCACGGATGTCATTAGCGGAAAGCCAGCCGTTTTGCCGGCCAATGGCATACCCTTCCATACGTTCCTTGTAGCTGCCGCGCATAAGCCCGTCGATATTGAACCGGACATAATAAACGCCCTTCTCCTTGTCGGAAAAGAGCGCACGGTTCAGTGATTGCTCCATTCGCACCAGCCACGGTCTGATGGTGTGCATCGCAAAGCTGATGGACTGATGTTCAATATTGGAGAATGTAGCGTGTTCCAAGTCGCCGATCATGTGCGGCGGCACACGGTAAATGCGGCAGATTTCGTTGACTTGAAACTTGCGGCTTTCCAGAAACTGCGCTTCATTGTTTGGCATCGAGATACGCTCGAATTTCATGTTCTCTTCGAGAATAGCCACCTTGCCCGTGTTGGATGACCCGCCGTAAGCCGCATTCCAGCTCTCCCGAAGCGCTGACGGATTTTTCACGGTATTGGGGTGCGTAAGCACACCGCTGGGCGTCGCGCCATGCGCAAAGAATTTACTCCCGTATTCTTCCGCCGCAATACCCAGCCCAATAGCGTTCTTTTCGAGGGCAATCGGCGAGTACCCCATCACCCCGTCAAAACCCAGCCCTGGGATATGGAGGACATCTTCCGGTCTGAGCCTGACGAGCTTGCTGTCGCGGGTTGTGTACTCGTATATCAGCATGCCGCTTGCGTCACGGTCCACCTGCACCTTATCCGGCAACAGCGGATACAACCCGATGATCTTTCCACGGCCTGAACGGATGATTTGGCTGTACGCATTCCCCCACAGGAGCAGGTGTGTCAGGGTCGTCTCCCGCCACACAAACGAAGTCATCTCGCTGTTGGGTTCATCATGCAGGATGGAATACAGTGGGTGATCCAAAGATTTTTCCTTGCCTGAACTTGTGTAGTGATACACATGAAGGGGTAAACTCGCTACCGTTTCCGCAATCACCCGCACACAAGCATACACCGCCGACATCTGCATGGCAGAGCGGGGCGTGACAGACTTGCCGGACGCACTTGATCCAAAATAAAACGCCAGCGCTTGGCTGACGGCGTTTTGGGGCTTGTCCCGTGAACGGAACAACAGGGAGAACGGATTTTTCATTCACGACCTCCATTCTTAGGCATGAAAAAAGCACCCCCATGCGGAGATGCTTGGATGAAATTTCAGCTATCTATGTTATATCATCCATATGGGAACAATCAGGCTCTGACTGTCCATTGCGGACAGATCATTTTTCATGCAGAGGACCGCACCCATGCCACGAGGAATAGAACCTTTGTCCAGCAGTTTAAACGCTCTTGAGATACGGTTATCCGGACTGGCTGTTTTTTTGATCTCCATAGGGTTGAGCTGGCCATTCGCCTCCAATATCACATCAATTTCCTGCGCGTCTTTATCGCGGAAATAATATAGGTTTGGTTCTATCCCTGCATTTAGATAACTTTTAACGATTTCTGCCACCGTGTAGTTTTCAAGGATTGCGCCGTTCATCGCCCCTGCTTCCAATGTTTCAGCGCTGGTCCATTTTGTCAGATACGCAACAAGCCCGGAATCATAGAAATAAAGCTTTGGGGATCTTACCGTTCTCTTGAGAAGGTTATTGGAGTACGGATACAGATAGAAAATAATCCCTGAGCGTTCCAGAATGCCCAGCCATTCTTTCACCTTTTCAGAGCGCATACCATCCACATCACGGCCTATCTCCGCCGCATTCACCAATTGGGCACACCTGCAGGCAACCGCCCGAATAAACCGCGCAAATTCCGTGGCGTCAATGCTCCCGCTGAGTTCCCGCACATCACGCTCGATGTAGGTTTGAATATAGCTTGCATAGAACAACTGCCGATTGCTGACCCGCCCGCTGGTATACGCCGGCATTGATCCCTTAAAGATTCTCTGATACACGCTTGGGGTGTCGGCTGCTTCCCGATGCTTTTTCCTACTATTTAAAGACTCAAGGCTTAGAATAAATGGTTCCGCCGTGCCATCGCCGTGGAGTTCCTTCTGTGAAAGGGTGGTCAGATGCAATACGGCAACCCGGCCCGCGAGAGACTCGCCTGTAAGCTCCATAAGCCGAAACGGCTGCGAACCGGTCAGCCAAAACAATCCGGGTTGCTGCTCGCGATCTGCGATGAGTTTAATATAGCTGAAGAGTTGTGGTGCGTACTGCACTTCATCAATGAGCACAGGAGGTTTATGCAGCTGTAAAAACATCTCCGGATCATTCATCGCCAGCGCACGGGCATCAAGATCATCCAGAGAGATGTAGTTCCGCTGCGTATCCTGCATCAACCTCTTCAGCATTGTGGTTTTCCCAACCTGGCGCTGGCCAGTCACCAAAACAACAGGGTATTCCTGTGATGCTTGTAAAACGATCGGCTCCAGGTCTCGCGGGATATATAGGATATCCGGCATATCCACACCTCCAATTTCGGCCAATTTACAATTCTTTTGTATTATAGCCGAAATAACCAGGCTTTGCAAGTCTGGGCTTGCCGTTATAACCCAAGCCCTGTCTTTCTGTCATGGCACGGTTTACATAGCGGCTGCCAGTTGCTTTCGTCCCAGAACAATGTTTCATCACCGCGGTGTGGGATGATGTGATCAACTACGGTTGCTGGGACAATGCGGTTGTTTCGCAGACATTCAGTACACAAAGGGTTTTGCTTCAAAAACCGCGTTCGTGCTTTCTGCCATTGGCTGTCATACCCGCGAGCAGCAGCGCTTTCACGGGCATATAGACCTCGATGCTGTTCACAATACACACCATCCGACAGATTCGGACATCCGGGATGGCGGCATGGGCGTTTCGGTTTATGTGGCATGACCGCCTCCTAGATCAACAAAAGGCCCCTGTCATCGTCATATACGCTGCCATGCCCGCCTTGATTCTTCATAGCGCGATCCAGCGCCATCACCAGCGCAATGGCTCCATCCACCTTTTCAGTGGACTTGGCTTTGTCGATTTTCAGATTGCCCGCAGGATCGGTTTTGACGAAAGCATTATCCATATTCCAACGGAGTACCGGGTGCCCGCCATGAGCGATACGATGTTCCAGCACCAACCGCATCAATTCCTTGGTCGGCGGGCTCATATCCCGAAACCCCTGCCCAAAGGGAACCATGGTGAAACCGTCGTCCTCCAGCGCCTGCACCATCATAGCCGCGTTCCAGCGGTCATAAGCAATCTCGCGGATATTATATTTTTCACCCAGATGGATGATGCGCTGCTCTATGAATCCGTAATACACGACATTCCCTTCGGTGGTTTGGATGAACTCCTGCTTTTCCCACACGTCGTACATCACATGATCGCGGCGAACACGCAGTTCCAACGTTTCATCGGGCAGCCAGAAAAACGGCAGCACGAAGTACGGTTCATCCTCCGTATCCGGCGGGAAGACCAGTACAATGGTCGTCAGGTCACTGGTACTCGCCAGGTCAAGCCCTGCATAGCACGCACGCCCATCCAACATGGATATGTCAAAGGCTGCGCCGCATTCATCCCATTTGTCCATGGGCATCCAACGCACGGATTGCTTGACCCACTGGTTCAGCCGCAGCTGGCGGAACATGTTCTCGTCCGCAGGCGATTCAATCGCCTTATGATAAGCGTCACGCACCTTATCCATACCGATGGTATGCCCCAGCGAGGGATTGGCCTTGTGCCAGTTCTTCTCGGACTTCCAATCCTCGGTTTCAGGCAGTCCGAATACCACGGGGTAGAAGCGCGGGTCACGCTTTCGGCCTTCCAGGATATCGACAGCCTTCTGATGTACCTCCCAGCAAATGCTATTGCGGTCAGTCCCGGCTGTGGTTAGAAAGAAAAACAGCGGCTGTTTTCGCGCATCACCGCTGCCCTGCGTCATAACATCAAATAGCTTTCGGGTCGGCTGGGTATGCAGCTCATCAAAAATGCAGGCGGATACATTCAATCCATGTTTCGTCGCCACCTCGGAAGACAACACCTGATAAATGCTCCCTGTCGGCTGAAACACCATGCGCTTGGTGGACGGGATGATCTTGATACGTTTTCTGAGCGCAGGCGATTGTTTGACCATGTCAACCGCGACGTCAAACACGATACCCGCCTGCTGACGGTCGGATGCGCAGGAATATACCTCCGCTTTCCATTCATCATCATTGGCCAGCATGTTTAGCGCGACCGCAGCACCGAGCTCGCTCTTACCGTTTTTCTTCGGGATTTCAATATACGCCGAGCTAAACTGCCGCATACTGGGATCTTCGTCGCGCACGGTGCCGAACACATCCGAAACGACCTTCCGCTGCCAGGGCAGTAGATGAAACGGTTTGCCGTGAAACTCCCCCTTGGTATGGCGCAGGCATTCGATGAACCGGATGACACGCTGGGCTTTCTGTTCATCCAGCGCCATCGCGCCATTCCCCTCTGAGCAGTTTTTCCATGGGATCCTCTGCATCTGCCGAGGTGTCAGGATCCCCCACAATAATGCGCGAGCGGCAGGCTGGGGTCAGCCCAAACTCGGTGCAAAACGATTGCATGATTTTAAGGTTCTGCTGCGCGATGGACACCT